AGTAACGGATATAAAGTTCTTTCTTTTCAGACTTACAAAGCTATATGCTTAATCCCCCTGGTTTATCGAGTGAGCCGACGATTTGACTATTATTAAAGGTGTGGACACAGTGTCTAACTTCGTGGCTAAACCCAGCCAAGAGGAAAAAGCGGTACAAAAAAGTACAGCGCGATACAAATTTGTGTTACACTTCGTGTTACACTTTAGTTTGAATTTGTGTTACACTTTTATTTGCTACCCTACTTTTCCCTTAAAAGCCGGCAAAACCACTAAAAACTTTAAGTTCAATGAAAAAAAATTTAGTTGATGTCGTCTTTGACAGAAGAAAAATCGCAAACTCTAAAGGTTACGGCCATTTGGAGGTAAGAATTTATCTCGGTCGCGGTGGTCGCAAATATATTAATGTAGGTAGATGCAAACCTAACGAATGGAAAGAGTTTGCTGACTCAAAAGAGACAACCGACATTATTAAGAAATGTGAGGGCATCATTACTGCAATGGAGGTACTTGAAGAGGAGATGACTGTCGAAAACTTCAACTTCCATTACTCCGGCGAGATAAAGAAGCCGAAGGAGATTATGGAAGCGGAAAAGAAAGCGGAGAAGGATTCGTCCCAAAAGAGCTTCATATTGTATATGGAGATGGCTCTTGAAGATGAGGAACTGCGTCACGGCTCTTGGAAAAACAAGCGCGTCGTGATTGATGCCGTAAAACGCTACGGCAAGCTGAACACTTATGGCGATCTTACACCTGCTCGTATCATGGATTTCGACAAATGGCTTCACGATGGCACTCGTACCGATGTCACCTGCAGCGGTTATCACAAGAAAATCCACAAATGGGTGCGACAGCTTGTAGAAACAGAAGAGATAGAGCGTGATCCTTACGCTCGCGTGACAATCAAGCACGGCAAGAGTAAGGAACGCACTCCTCTTACAGAAAACGAACTTAAGAAACTGCGCGAGTTTCCTTTTACGGGTAAGCTGGAGCGTGTGCGTGACTTGTTCATCTTCTCTGCTTATACTGGTCTCGCCTATGTTGATACACAGGTGTTCAACTTTGAGCAGATGACTATATTCCGTGATGGTCTGTACTACGTTGACGGAAGTCGTGTAAAAACAGGAACACGCTTCTTCGCCCCTATCCTTGGTCCTGCCATGGAGGTGCTGAAAAAGTATGATTTCAACCTTCCTCATATCAGCAATCAAAAGGCTAATGATTACCTCCATGTAATTGAAGCGCAGCTCGGGTTGATTCATAGTCTGACTTTCCACGTGGCAAGGCACACATTCGCTACCCTAGCCCTCTCGCATGATGTACCATTCGAGAATGTGGCACGTATGCTTGGGCACCAGGATATCAAGACGACTCAGATTTACGCAAAGGTTCTGCGTTCTTCCATAGAACGCCACTCTTTAGCGTTAGAGCGTTCAATTCTCTAAGACACGATAGAACACTCCCTTTAATAACTGCGACTTTCCTGACTCATGGAAGGTGGCAGTTATTTTTTCGCATATATAGCGCTGTCCTCTTATGTAGAAGAGCGCCCGGGGGTTTGGTATCGTGTCGGATAGGAATGAGAACGTGTATTTCTTCTTTCCGTCGATCTGATGCATTACACTGCGCATGGAGTTGGCTATACCTTCGTTGAGTCGCAATGTGAATGTTGATGTACTGAAGGCGAAGTCGTCAAATACCTCCACCTTATCTATTATAGGGTGCGGCTGTCGTCCTGCCGTTATATTGTTACCGCTCCAGAATCCGACATATATGCATGAGAAGTATTCCTGTCCGTTGTCCTTCTTTCCTTTTGATATTTCAAGACTCGCCCTTCCTTGTGCGAGGTCTCCGGCGTTGTAGTCCAGTGTCGGGTCTGCTCCGTTCGACTTCCGATTGTATGTGATTGTCCCGTATATGTCGTCAGCTTGGGTTATTGATCCGTTTGCGTCCTCTTTCACAACGGCGTTTTCCCCCATTTCTCCGCAGTCAAGGAAGAGCACGTTGCCGTATTTGTCGTCCGTTCCCTCAATCCATGCAGGCACGATTTTCAGTTCTATGTCTTCTGCGTCGTCACCTGCGTACATCGGTCCGAACTGGTTGATTGGCAGCAGACGGTTATAGTAGCGGTAATACTTGTTGCCATTGAGCTTCTTCACGTACACGGACTTGTAGCAGTACATCACAAAGTATGTGTCGTTCTCTTCGCAGTAGTAGAGATTGTGTCCGGTGGATGCTGGCGGATAGCCTCGGTAGTAGCTCGTTAGGCTTCCGGTGTTAAGCTTGGTCTTGTACACTCCGCTCTCCTTCAGTGTCTTCACAGCATCAATGAGCGTGACCATGTTGGGGAACGACCTTGCCTTTTGTCTGTTCGCCCGTATGTACCAGTCACAGGTGTAGTAATTCCACAGCAGTGCGTTGTTGTCTGCATATCTGAGGTTGCATGAAGCCAGGTACTTCGATTCATCCTCCTTTGACACCTCTGCTGTAAAGCTATCCACTACCTTATCAATGAGCACGTTTCCTGCCGTTTCCGCCATCTTATTTGAGAAGTGGAATGAGATATTCTTGGCTTTGTGTGAGATGTCGAACTCACCGAAGAGGAAATTTTCAAGCTGCTCGAAGAACTCCGTGAGCGTCCAGTGTGGCAGCGCTTTTGCAAAATTCCACATCTCCCATGAAGCCGGAAGTGTATTGCAGATGAGCAGGTATTTGTATTGTGATTTTTCTATTTCCGAGAAGTCATGCGTGTACCCGATTTCCTTGCATATCTTCTTCAATATATATAATAGGTATGGCTGGAAAGTGTGCTCTTCCTTCGGGAACTCGAATCCGGTGACGGCGTGTGATCCGACAATGCAGGGGTTGTGTATGTTTCCAGAGTGGTTGTTCACCCATGGCAGCGGCACATATCCGAATCCGTAGATAAGTGAGTTGGAAGTGATTCCGGTTCGCTTTGCCGGGTATCCCAGTTGCAGCTCGTTCAGATAGATGTCATCGAAAGTCTCGTCAAAGTTCTGTTCACTGCGCCCTTCCAAGAACTGCATTTTCACTTCTACGTCCGAAATCTCCGTGATAGTTATGGAGCCAGACTTCAAGAAGGCACCGTCGCGTATGTCACAATCGAACGCCACCTTAGAGCTGGTGAAGTCAGCTCGGTGTATGTGTCCAAAGATTGCTATGTTCTCCGGGCATCCCTTCAATGGGAAGGTGATGGTCATGGTGTAGCTGTCGCTACCCGTAAACAGTCGGTTCTCGAAGATGAAGTCAAACGACGTGTTCTTCTTCAGATAGGCTTGTTTGCCATTAATAATAATTTCCATTACTTACGTCTTGATTTAGGAGTTTTGTTTCTCATTAAAATACTATATTCATCCTGCGCTTGCTTGATGCCAGTGTCTCCGGTAACCGTGTTCACCGTGACAAACGGCTCGCTCAACCGCTTCTCTAACTGCTTCATCGTGTCGGCATAACTCTGCATAGCCTTTGTGTTCTGCACGATTGCCGCAGTAGCCAGCCCGTCCGAGTGCTGCTGCACGACGATCGGCTGCTGATTCGGTGTTGAGTATGAAGCAGGAGCAATGGTCCGGCTCACATCATCGGCTCGTAAGGATCCAATGGTGTTAGTCCGCTGCGCATAGTCCAGGGCGTTGATGATGGGACGCGCAACCGGGTTGGCAAGCATCTCCTGCGACGCCACCCATTCCCCGGCATGAACCACGCCCACCTCTTGGAACTTGGAGCCTTTCGGAGTGAAGCCACCCTTTGCATAGCCCTGGCTTTCACTCGCTTGCTGCTGCTTTTTGATTGCAGCAATCTGAATTGCTCCTGCAGCCACCGCCATTGCAGCAGCCACTGGTGCCAGGATATAACCCACAAGCGGAATGGCCGCTGCCGAGCCATACGCCGATATGGCGTTCTGTGCCGTCTGCGCCACCGCTTGAATGACCTGCATGGCAAACATCTTTTTGTTCGCCTCGTTCTTTTTCTTTGCCAGCTCCTTCTGCTTCTGCTCCTCGAGCTTCTTCACCTTGTAGTTGTTGCCCTCCGCTTGCGATATCTCCTTGTCATACCGCTTCTCAATGGCAGCAGTCTGTATCTCCAGTTCCGCCTGAATGAGCGAAGTCATGCCCGAAAATATTGAAGACATGCCCGATGTCAGCGTGTCAAAAGAGCCTTGCACCGCCTGTCCGAGGTCCGAGTTCAGCCACTCCGTGATGTCCTCCGTCATGTTTTCGAGGAAGTTCTTGCTTGTGTCGTTATACTCCTGGCCGTACTTCTTCGCCAGTGCCACCTTTGCCTTTTGATACGCTTCCTCGATGCGCAACTTCTCATCGGCATCGTCGCCAGCAGCCTTTATCTCCTGGGCGTACACTTCATCCAAAGCGGAAGAGTCCTTATCATACTTCTCTTTCTTCTCCGACTTGTTATCCCCGAAGTAGTCCTCTTTTATTTTGGCAAGCTCCTTCTGATGCTTCTTTTCGTTGTCCTCAACGGTCTTCTGATTACGCTTTTGGTTTTCAACGAGCTTATTCTGATAATTCTTCTGCGCTTGCAGTTGTTCCTTAGAACCGTCCGTGTAGGCCTTAGTCAGACGGCGCAGATGCTCCAACTCCATGAGTTCAAGCGTATCATCAAACGTTTTTTGGTCGACCTTGCCATCAATATACCGCTGTTTCTCCGTAGCAACAAGCTCATTGTAATAGTCGTTCTCCTGCTTAGCCGACTGAACATTCTTGTCATCAACGAGCTTCTTCTTCGCCTCATAGTATGCTGCTTCCGCTTCCAGTTTCTGTTCACTCGTAGCCTTGCCATTAGCCATAACCTTCTGATTGTACTCAATATCAATCTCCGTCATACGGTTCGTGTACTCCTCGAAGTCCTTCTCACCTTTGGCGTATGCGATACGGTTGAGAGCTTGTTCCCTGGTCTTCCAGTCCTTCTCCTTCTTCAGCACGTCCTCGGTCTTCGTTTTCTTGTCGTTGGATCCAGGAATGAAGTCCGTGTCCTGCTTCGTCTCGGTCTGTTGCTTCTTCACCTCCTCCACGGCATCCTTCTTGATGTCGTCGCCGTACACGTCGGTTATAGCCTTTTCGCGTTCATCGAGTGCAGCAAGCTTAGCGTTAGTTTTCTCCAGTGCCCACTTGTGCCTGACTCTTGGACCGTTCGCAGAAACGACCGCCACGCCTCCGTATGCAGAAGGAAGATACTTGTCTTTCTCGGACTTTTTCACGTCCTCGTCCACTATCTTCTGCTGTTTCTTCTGCTCAATCTTAAGCTCTGCACGCTCCTTTCCTATCTCCTTCAGCTTGTCCTTGGCACCCTCAATCTCGTACTTTCGTATGAGCGATTTTATATAGTCGTCGAGTGCTTTCTTGTTCTCCTTGTACTTGCCAGTGGTGTCGTCCAGCTGTCCGTTGTATTCCGGAATGATCTTGTTGAGTTCGTCAATCGCCGTGTGTCTGTCCTTCAGCGACTGCGTTTCATCGCGAGCCACCGCAATAAGCGCATAAATCTTGTTTTTCTCGTCGATGATGCCTTCCTGCCCACGCTTGCGTATCTCCTGCAAATCCTTCTCCGCCTGCGACACCTCCGTAATCTTCTTGTATAGCTTATACAAGACCGCTCCGAGAGCGATGGCTCCGGCAGCTATCACACCATATCCGGACGCGAGCAGTGCACCCTGCTTTTTGAGGTCCGACATCAGCCATGACTGTCGCACCCAATTGCCCTGCAGTTTGGCGAGCCCCATCTGAAGAAGCAGGTGTGCAGCATGCAATGTGGCGACCGTAGTCTTGTATGCCGTAGTCGCAGCCTTGGAAATAACAAGCCACGCATAATGCGCCTTGAACGCTATATTGCTGGCATTCACCGCTATCTTGTAAGCGATGAAAGCAGCAGTAAGAGTAGCGAGTGTACCTGCGTTCTCCTTGATGAAGGTGATGGAAGTGGACATGAACTTCAACAAAAGCGTAGTGGAAGAAAGCACATGGCTCATAATCGGCTGCAGCTGCTCACCGAGTGCCACCGCCATCTCCGTCACGCCCTTGCGAGCCTTGTCAAGTCCTGCCTGCACCGTAGTATTCTGCACATTGAACTCATTTGTGACAGACGTACCCTCTGCAAAAGCCTTAGTAGCTTCCTCCTGCTCCCACCGCACCATATCGAGGTTGCCAGCAAGAGCCGAAATCACCTGCGCAGCACGAGCACCGTTCTCGCCCATATCCTTGAATACTGGAGCCAGTACGTCGATGTTGCCGAGTTCGTGAAGACGATCCAGCAACATAAGAAGTCCCTCGTTAGTACTCTTCTTCAGCGTTTCGTTGAACTCCTTCGCATTAAGCCCCGTAGCCTTGATGATCTTGTCGTTCTCCTTGAACATATCCATAATAACCTTTGACACCGCTGTAGCCGACATCTCCACCGCCTGTCCCTGGCTATCCAGCACCGCAGCGAAGCCCATGATTTCCGGGATAGTCATCTTCGCCTGGGCACCCACGCCAGCCATGCGCTGTGTGAAGTTTGCGAGATATGGAGCCGAAGCCGTGCAGTTCTGTGACAACTCATTGATAACGGAACCCACAGCAAGCAGAGCCTTCTCCGTGCCGAGTCGTTGCTCGTCACCGAAGATGTTTGTCAATTTTGAAAGAGTCAGCGTAGCCCCATCACCGAGGTCGTCCAAAGCCACATTGATTTGGTCGGCAGCTTTTACAAATCCCAATACATCCTCCTGCGAGGTTTTGCCCAATCGACCCGCCTCCTGCGCCAACTTATTCAACTCCTCACGCCCCGTTCTGGTGTCTATCTTCTGGAACTCCTCGTTCAAATCCTCTACCTCCGAAGCGTTCATTCCGGTAAACTTGCGGACATTCGCCATTTCCTGGTCCATATCCGCGAAGGCACTCACCGCAGACCGACCGGCGAGGATGATGCCGGTTATAGCAGCCGCGATGCCTGCCAGCGCCGTCTGCCAGTCGTTGAGTTTTCGGTTCATGCGTTCCCACAAACTTTCATTCTCTCGCAGCTGCGAGTTGATGCTTGCAATCTCCGCCTTTACACGCTTGATAGCCTGGCACTGCTTGTTCCACTCCTCTGAACCACGCTCCAAGCCATTGAGGTTTCGTTTCAGCTGTACAAGTACCCTGTTCAGTTCCTTCGGCGATGCCTCGTCGAGCCGTTGCAGAGCGTGCTCCACACCCTGCGCCGCACTTTCAATCTGTGATATTTGTCTGTTGGTTTCCTTCAGCTCACGCTTCAGCTTCGTAAGCTGCTGCTTGTTTCCTGCTTTTGCAGCTTTCTCTATTGCATTTTCGAGGTTGGAAGCCTGCGCCTTGAGCTTTACGAGCATATCTTCAGCCTGTTTTCCGTTCACTGTCAGCGTTACGGTTGCGTTGGTATTAATTGATGACATACGTCTTTCATTTTTGAGGGTTAATTTAAGTGCAAAAATAAGCACCTTAAAATGGCTCTCAAAAGACGGAAAATAAAGGATTTACGAGCGTTTCAGGCACCTGAAAGCCGAATAAATCCTACCATTTTTAACGGCTTGTAAAATCAAACTTTTGATTTTCAAGTCGTTGCAGGGTTGTTAAGGGATGTGCCCTTAACCCCTCTTGATAAAGAGCCCCCGACCGCCCTGCATCGCCTGTCTGACACCTCGCCACTATCAATGGTAACTATTCAGCGAAAGGGCATGGCGGGGTATCAAGCCTCAAATAAGGCTTGAATTGCATTGAACGGAGTCT